AAAAAGCTCGCGTCATGCGGGCTTTTTATCCGGTTTTAAGCCTGGGGAGTAGCTAGTGCGAATTCTTCCTTCGCAACACATCGGCCAACCGCTGCGGGACCACCATCATATCATTGCAACGATCACAAGCTCGGGCCTCGTCTTTGGGATCGTCTACCACCGGCCAAGGATTATTACCTAAAAGCCAATTCGGGTTCTTGGCCCGCTGGGCCAAGGGTTCTTTACAAATGCAGCAATTTTTCTCTGACATAACTTTCGCTCCTAGTTGATGAAAAGACATTATCCGATATTCTATGCGTAATCGCAACACCCTGCTGTTGCGGTTTACCTTGAATCAAGACCCCTGTAACAAAGTCCTGAGATTTTGGGGTATAAGAGAGGGACCACCCCCCGTTGGTTTCACTGAAATTATTTGACCTGCTCAACAATGACGTCTACGCCGGAATCCTTGCTGTAACATTGCCGACAGGTGAAGCAATTTCGACCTGAACAATTATCGTCTTCTGTCAATTCGGTGGTGTTGTTGAAAACCTTATCAAAGTGGCGCGGCGGTCTAATCATAACCCGATCAGTGTAAGGATTACTGTAAACTAGAATTAGATTTTCCGGTCTGATGGCATCAGGGTTAACAGAATTATGGGCTCGTCGAATTAAGTCGCGCCGTTTTGTCCAGAGCGCAAAATTAGTGGCTGGGTTCTTTTTAGCAATTCGGCAAAAATTGTAATAGTGCGTCATATTCAACAATTCACCATGCCCATGAAAGCGGACAATTGGCGCGTCAAATATCGGAAGCTCGTCATCGGTGAGAACAGAATGGAGAAGCACCTTGCTATTGTGTTCCCATGCTGGAGTGCAATTTGCTCGATATGACCGCATCATGCGAAACGAATAGCATTGACGACAAATTGAATTCGGGTGTCGGTTTTCGTGCATTTTCTGGCAAAAGGGGTTGCCAAGGGTATTAGTATTGATAGCGGGAACATCTTTCAATTTTCCCGTCATTTCTGAGATTTTAATCTTCTTCATAATCAGCTCCTATTTGTTGATAGTATACGATAAATATGCGTATAATGGCAACTTAATCGAAGGAGCTAAACATGAGTGAAGATCAAACAGCAACAGATAAAACACCCCCCAAAACTAAATTAGAGCAGGTCCAGTTTCGTTTGCAATTCATGTCGTTATGCAATGCAGCCGGTAGAATGGAGGACATGAACGAAAGCTACCTCATTGCTTTGAAGTTAGTTAACGAATTGGTTGAAGAAGAAAAGGAGCCATCAGAATGAATGATCTAGCAATAGGCGAAATTCGAGAACTAGAGGAAGAATTTGAATCCCCGAACGGGCCAGTAATGTGCAACGTGTATGTTGAGCGTCATGACGACTTTTCATTTGTTTCCTATTCTCACATCTGGCAGGGAGACTTTTCTTTACCTCTCCATTCCCCTGAAACTTTTTATGATGAAGCTGGAAATCACATCTTAGTCAATGACGAAGAAACCGCTTCAATTATTCTGGACAAACGAACTTACGCTGAGTGTTTAGCGTGGGCAGAAAGCAACGGGTTCTAAAAAACAGGAGCTAAAGATGATGAGTGAAGATAAAAAATACCTTATATCGGTAAGAATCGAAGCAACAGTGGCGCTGGAGGTTAAAGCTGAAAGTTTGTCCTACGCAAGAAAGAAGGCCGAGGAATTAGTTGAAGAGCATATGGAACTAAATGCAATAGAGTACAATTTTTCCAAAGACCTCAAAGCTACCCTTATGCGTGATGTGTACTTTGCAGGTGGAGGGGAAGAAATCGAAAATGACTAGAGTTGTGCTAACTAAGAAAGAGGAAGCAGAACAAGCCGCTTATTGGGGAAACCCCGCCAATAATGTATTTGACCTTGAAATCAGGATCCAAATAAGCACCTCTGATCAATTAAGAACTCGCCTAAAAGCGATGACAGAAGACGAGCTTATTGAGTTTATCCTACAGAACACATTTAGAAACAATTCGCGGCGGGTTTTAGAAATTAAACTTCGGGAGAAAAATGATGAGTGATAAATATGCATCAGCGTGCGATGACTCAGATTGTGAGTGCCGTCGCGATCCCTCGTGGCCTGACAATTTACCATGCAGAGCTGGAATCAGTGTAAGGAAAAAAGCACCCCCAGAACAATGCTGCGATGGATGCGGCAGGGATACCCGCTTTGGAACTGGTCTTTTCGTGAACAGACTTCCGGCTGATATCGGCTATATCTGTCCATACTGTTCAGCTATCGATTGCGACCGATGCGAAGAAAAAATAGCACTCGACGACGACATTCGTCCATGGCAATTAGGCTTGGAAGAAGAAAACGAATTTGGGGATGGAGCCTTTTTCGTACATGAAGAGTGCCTTACCCCAGAGGAAGCAACCCTGCTTGCAGAACAACAGGAGAAGGAAGATGAGTGATAACTATGAAGAATATGCCCCCTACCGCTGGCACCCATGCAAGCAGTTAGAGGATACGGAGATAGAGGAATGCACCGCCGAAGAGGCCGACTTTTTTGGCGTCTACATGCGCGACGAAGATACTCATTTATTACAGCATTTGTTTGACTGCGTCAGCAAATATGATGCTAAAAAAGCGTGTTCACTGCTAGAGGCGTCTCACGCCCAATTGGAAGATACGATCTGGGACTATAAAGACACGGGGCTGGGGAGGTCCAACTAAAATGCACAATGATCAAATGCCAAAAACCGTAAAACGATGGCTGGATAAAAACAAGGAAGCTATCGAGGAGTTCTACATCGAAGCAGATGGATGGGGCTACTCTGATGGACTTGGGGAATTCTCCATCTGGTGTCACTTCAAGAAAGGTACTTTTCACAGGGCTGACGGCGCTCACGTTATTCACGAACCCACGGCGAAGGACTTTCTTATCGCAGCACGCCGTCTACACCCATGCGACACAGATTGCGACTGCCAAGAAGAGGGCTGGTAACTATTTTTCTTTGGGATCCTTCAACTTCTTTACCCAGGCTTCTTGCTTGCGGGAACTTTGAATGAGGCGACTCATCGCCTTCTTGGCTTTAGCTTCTTTCTGTTTTTTTTCCATCTGATACATAAAAAACAACATCTTTTCACTCCTGTGGCTACACACTAACTATACGATATCAATGGGCAGAAAGCAACGGCAATACTTTCTCCCACGTTCTGGATTGACAGTAGGGCTTAACCTTCAAGCCTTTAACACCAACCTCAACTGCCGCTGATCCTCTGTACAAAAACAGCTCCTCATCGCGCCCAACCAAAAGCCACACAGGTGCTTTGGAATGCGATGTCAGGAAAGAGATTTGATGAGGGGAAAGGTTTACCGAGAAAGCCGAAGCTACTTTTAACTCAACCAGGAGGAGATTACCTTCTTCATCGCAGATAAGGACATCCGGGATACCAGGCATTGCCCAAGTTTCAATACGAGTTAATTTCCAGGCTGGCTTGTGGGTAGCAACCGCTTTTTTAAAGTTCTTCCAGAGCTGGCTCTCCCGAAGCTTCTTCTTCGGGGGTGACGTCGATGATGTTTCCCAAGGCAGCTCCATACTCTTCCCTTAGCTTTCGAAGTTCAGCCTCAACTTGAGACTTATCCATCTGGTCAATCGAGCCATATTTTATTTCCGAACGATTTATGTAAAGCCCGGCAACCTGGCCGCGCCGGAACTCTGCCTGTACTGCGGCAGAAAGATTAAGGGTGTCCTCTTCAAGGCACTTATCCCGGATGCGCTGAAGATCACGGACATGCTTTTTATATTCGACGCCGTATTTCTTATCAAGTTCACGGCGATATTCGCGGATAGCTTTAACCACGTGGGGACATTTTGCGGGATCGGTGAGTTCATAAGCCCTCTGGTGCGCGGACTTGGCCGGATAACCCGCATTCGTTGCTGCTTGCCGCTTGGTAATCCTTCCCTCGCCGGAAACGAGTTCTTTGACGAATAATTCTTGCTTCCGGGTTAGCTTTTTGTTCGGGAGAGGTACTCCGGAGCCCTTCGGGCGTCCTCGGCTTCGTTTGAGAGGCTGTGCTTCCATAGTTCTGGAGTATATCCCTCTTTGTATATAGGGTCCAAAATAAAAAATATATTTTTTTTGTTTTCAGCACAATAACGGAATATGGATATTAAGCTTTGCTCTATTTACTGGTGTTAACGCTGTAACCTCCATGTAACCGCGTAAACCCCCGTGGTTCGTGGCCTCTGGACCGAGGTATACACCGGTTACGGGGTTACGGCAATAATTTTTATTTTTTTTAAAAAATATTCTACCAGCCACAGCTTATATAAGGGATTAACCAAACCTCCTGACAGAATCCACATAGTCCACCAATTTGTTAACCATCTTCTCGGTGTCAAGGGGATTGTCCCGTAGGATTCGACAGACGGCATTTTTGTCGTTTATCAGTTGTTGGCCTCGGATCTGGTCATAGGCGTCATCCGGATCCGGTTCCTGGAGGGGTGGAGAGAAGGTATCGAGGGGGTCGTCGTCGAGGGGTCTTTCATCGTTGTGCCCTTGTTTCATTGGAGGCTCCTAGCTGTATTTATTGAGGTGAAGCAGGTATCTTCTCATATACCATGTGTATATTCAACAAAAAGAGGCCCCCCCTTCCTGGGAGAAGAGGGGACCGAGAGGAAAAGTTTTCTTATGCGATGTGTATTGTCACCCCTTACTATTCTGGTTACTTCCGAAAAAAAACGCACTGATACCACTTACCAGGCCGCCGAGGTATCCGATTATCAAATTTATTATAGCGTTGTCGTTACTGTCGGGGGGCATCAGGGTGACCATGAAGATATAGCCTATAAAGCCAACCAAGCTGATGATAGCGAATATCTTGGAGGTTATGTCGTTGCTGAAAGTTATCCGTGCGTCTTGTCTGTCTTCTGTCTCCACCTTGAATGACTCAAGGTTTATTTCCAGCTCCCTGATTTTATCAGCAAATTCTTTTTCAGCTTCTTTTACCAGGGAAACTTTCTCGGGTTCATCCTCCAGGATCTGTTCTACTTTTTCTATTGAAGCTTCGGGAACGCCGAGTTTGCTCGCCACCATTTTCAGGGCCATGCCGCCCATGGGACCGCCGACTGCATTGCCTATGGTTGGGGCCAGGGCTTTAAGCAGACCGCCAAATTTCATTTTAGTTCATTAAGAAAGAACATTATTTTGATGAGAGCGTTGATATTCGCTACTACTTTTTCCCAGCGCCGGTTCGGCACTTTCCTCCTCTGCTTCTTCTTCCACTATCTCGTCGATGGTGTCGCACACGTCAGGAATGGTCACGCCAGATACCACTTCAGTAGCTACCCGGCCAACAGCTCGTATGCCCTGGTAGAGCCCAGAGCAATACAGCTCTTTATTCTCGATCATGTCCTCGGAAACGGCGCAGCCAGCAAGAAAAGGTAAAAACAAAAAGGGGATAAGTTTAAGCATTTTAGTCACCGTCCAGCAATCGGTTAAGTTCTTTAGCTTCTTCTTCACTAATGAATTCTTCTACTTTTTTAGTTTTACTCTGGTTCTTTAGGAATTCTTCGAGTCTCTCGGAGTAGCCGTGCATGAAGTGGTCGGTAAAAGCTTCCTTGAGTGGGACCGAGGAGCGGTCTTCCTTTCTGTAGGCTGTGGAAGGATTTATTTTATCCTCCCCGGAATTAGAATGATAGAGCATGAGCTGGGAACAGGAGGGTCCGTAGCAGAACCTGGGGATCAAAGCGATTAAATCAGAGCCACAAACGCACGAATACTGTTTGTCTAGGTCCATGGGCTGTTTGAACCCTTTGAAAAATGTATTGGGTTTGCCAAAGGTCACCAGGTTCAGGTTAGGGTGCTTCTTATGGAGTTTTGCAGCACTTAGTTCAGCTAATCCGCCACCCAAACTATGCCCCGTCAGTAGGGTGCGTTTCTTGGGGTGGATATGCTTCTTGATTTTTTTCCATACGGATTTGTGCGCCAGCGCAAAACCTCCATGACAAAGCCTACCTGCATAAGGAACCGGCACTACTAGGGCATCCGTGAGCCAATCGATACCAGATGCCGTTCCTCTGAACGCAATAATGTCAATCGTATTGCGCTTCATAATAAAAGCGGTGGTGGAGGTGAACTTTGATTCGATTTTTATGGAATTGGGGATGTCGTCATCGTATGCCTTGGCAGCATAACGGGCGGCGGTGTTTAAAATTACAGGGTCAAGTTTCATTTTTAAAGTTGACCCCACTATCCGCGAAGATAATGGGGTCAAAGATCTAGGAGCTAACTAGAACAAGAGTTGCGGGAAATATAGGGATTTAGACCGCAACGCCATCCAGGTCATAGTAACCAGGCGTTTTTAGTAAGTCAACTTGTGTTTCACATGTAAAGCAGATACCATATGTGGTATGGCAGCTAAAAAATACTCATATGAAGTTGTGGAGGACGTTCGTCATGCCCGTGAAGTAGAATGTCGGTCTGTGGACTGGATTGCACGACACTTTGATATTCCCATTGATACCATCCGTGACTGGCTCTATCGAGATAGGCGCGTGACTAGGTAGAAAAGGAAGTTGGGTGTGCCCCCATTTCCTCCTGTACTTTCAGCTTGTGAGCTTCGATACGTTCAAGGTCCTTGGGTGTAAGGAATTCTTCTTTCCAGTCATCCACGATGAACCGTAGCTGACGGGAAATGTTACGCCCTTCCAGCTCACTGATTAGTTTGACTTCTTCATAGACATCGCGGGGTAGTACCACCGATTTCCATTTAGTCTGATCCATTGTTCTCTCCTGGGGTAAGATAGTATAGGAGAGTATAGGATAAAGGGCTAAAAGTCCACTTTTCCTTCTTTCCGGAGGATTTCGCGGTTTAAAAGGTGTGCTTTTTTTACGTCTGCTTTATTCTCTCCATTATAAACAACGCAGAGATGTTCCCGAAGCAGCTCTTTGGAGAGCCATTTTCGGCCTACTTTAAGATCCCCGAGCCAACGCCCATACTTATCCCGTTTGATGGTTTTGAGAATCGCGGTTGATCCAACCGGGACAAAGTCAACAACAAAGGCTTTGGCATTGAGGCCAAATTTCTTCTGTAGAAGGTCCCTGGTCCGGGATTCCTCTGTATCGATTCCAGCCACGCGAAGACTAATCCCCCGAGAATCGGAACCAGCCAAAGTGAGCCCAAAACCCAAATCAACGTCCAGCTTGAGTGAATCGCCATCGATAATTTTCCTCACGGTCGCTTTGTAAACTCTGTCCATACACTTATTTCCTCTTGATTGGAACAGCTTCTCCCCAGCTTGGTCCGATATCTATATCACATCGGTTGGGAACAGTCAGTTTTATGGCGTTTTCCATAATTTCCGCCAATTTTTTGGCATGGGCTTCATCTTCCACGGAAAAGGCGAGTTCGTCATGGATCTGTAGGAGGGGGATATCTCCCTGGGCGCATACATCGACTGTGGCCGTCTTCGTCATATCGGCTGCTCCCCCCTGGACCAGCCTGTTAAGTGCCCGATAGGTATAGCTTCTTTTAAGCCGGGTGGTTGGCCCATGGGCCGCGATGGCTTCTTCGCGTGGCAATGCCTTATGCAGTTCAAAAGTGGCAGGTTCCCACAGGTCAAAGCGACATTTGCGTCCTTTGAGGGATCGAACGCTCCCGGAGGAGCGGGGGTCGTCGAGTCTTTTCTGGACTCCTTTGAGTAGCAGCTTCACAAAAGGCACTCGCACATGGTATTGCTCGATCAGTGCCTTGGCCTCTTTCTCGGGAATATCCAGTTGCAGGGCAAGCTTCGCTTTTCCCATTCCGTACATCATGGACAGATTGCAGATTTTAGCCTGGGAGCGGCTAATTGAAGCCATCTCTGCCACCATGCTATGAAAATCGGCATCCGGGTTTTCCTGGTATTCTTTAACGAGTTCTTCGGCTCCTGGCAGTGGGGAGTTGAGGTACTCGCCATATACCTTTGCCAGGTGAGTCATGATGCGTGGCTCCTGCTGGCTGAAATCAATTGCTGCCCAGAATTGCCCTTCTTCTGGGAGGAACAGGCTTCTTATCATGGGTCCAAGTTCGGGGTGTTTACTCGGCAATTGCTGTAAATTTGGATTATTCATGCTAATTCTGCCGCTTATTGCCCCCCGGTCATCCGAGCGAACCTGATTTATATGCGAATGAACGTGGCCCTTGTGGACATATTTCAGGATGGAATCGATAAAGGTTCCCTGTATTTTGTTGAGGTCGCGTGCCTGTACGATTAGCTGTGCCAGGTTGGTACGATGTTCTGCGAGGAAGGTCTTGGTAAAGGAGGGGGCTCCCTTGTCAGTCTTCGGGTAAGAAAGTCCTGCCTTGTCAAAGGCTTTGGCGATGGATGCGCCAGCCCATATTTCCACTTTCATTCCGGCGACGTCGTTGAGTTTCTTGAGTACTGTTTTCTCCCGCTTGAACAAAAGTTGCTTGGTTCGTTCAGCCCGGTCCACGTCCACCCGGATACCTTTCAAGGTCATGTCCACCAGGGAGGGAAGCAGGGAGGTTTCAAGGTTCCATATATCCCAGAGATCTTCCTTGGTGAGCTGGTTTTTCAGGTATGTCCACAGTTCCAGGGTTATCTCGCAGTCACGCTCGCAGTAAGGACCCACGAAAATACTTGGCAACAGGTACATTTGACTTTTGGGATCCACATTAAATTCACGAGCCGCTTCTGTAAGCCCTTGTTCTGACTTGGTTTTTCCAAGGTAGTCATAGCACAGGGCGTTCAGGGAGTAGCTGAACCGGTTTTCATCGAGCAATGCAGCCGTCATCATGGTATCAATAATTTGACCCTTCACTTCAAAACCCATGGCGCGGATCCATCCGAGGTCATATTGTGCGTTGTGCATGATCTTTGCACCGGGGGACGCGAAGACTTTCTTCAGGTACTTGTTGATCTGGCCCCTGTCCATGTTCCCGCCGCCAACGTGGCCTACGGGGAAGTACCCGCTCCACCCAGGGACCGCTATTCCGTAGCCAACCACCTCGCCATTCTGGGTAGCCCAGCCAGGTCCACGGCTTTTCAGGTCCGGATCCCGCGTCTCCACATCTATCGCTATCTCGGGACAGCTAAGTAGATCAGGGAACGGGTGCTCCGGGGGGAGCCAGTCGGATTTCGGTGGAAACATAACCATCTGAAGTTTAGTTGTCATGAGGCACCCACTTGGTTTCGCGCAGGATTGCCTTTTCAAAATGACGACAGCCTGGACAATACCAGCCGACTCGCTTTCTCGTTTCCATGTTAAGTACTTCCTCCGATTTCTTCTTGCACTGAGGGCATGTATTGGTAGCCAGGCCTGTCATAACACATAAGCCCTGGTGTAATCTTCCGGCTCTATTATAAAGAGGTTGGACTGGGTGCGAGTAACTCCAACATAAAAAACACGATGGAGGTCATCGCCGCTGCTGTCCAGCGCCGCCTTTGTCAGGTCCGTGAACAGTACCACATTCTGCGCTTCACCCCCTTTTGTGCCATGAATTGTCGAGAGGCGGATGCGGGGTCTTGCATTGAACTTTTCCCCCCTTCTCAGGAGTGCGGTGACATAAGCTCGTTCCTGCTCGGGGATTTTATCAAGGGCCTCGTTCCATATCATTCCGGAGTCTGCCAAAAGGCCGTGGTCCTCGCGCAATGACTTGAGGGTAAAGGTTTCCCCGGTTATCTGTTTTTTGCCACGTTCCACACGCACCCCGTTGCCTGACATATAGCTGTAGAGTATCTTGGCCGTGGGCTCATCGATGGTGCCTCCCTTGCGTAACAGCTCCCAGTTATTCACTGCGGTGGAGAGCTTCTCACTGATCGACCGGCTGCCGTTGCGTTCGAAGAGATAGCCGTGGGACTTCAGGTCTTCGGCAAGGGGGGAAAGCATGTAGTTGGCTTGCGCCATTATCAGCCATGTCCCCTCACTCATATCCACTTCTTCCAGTGAGGGTAGCCGTTCAACCTTTCCTTCCACCTCACGGGGTCGGTAGTTCTTGGGGAAACGGTGGTGAATCCTTTTAACTATTCTAGTTGCCACTTCATGCACGGAGCGTGGAATGCGGTAGCTTTGCTCAAGTACTTCGCTGCCGCCGGGAAGGTTTATAAAGTGGTCAACGTCGGCACCTGCCCAGCGGTACAGACACTGGTCGTCATCACCAGCACAAAACATTTTTTCCGAGCGACGGTCCAGCGCATGAGCAATATCCCATTGAAGGGGACTGAGGTCCTGGGCCTCGTCAAGAAAGCACAGCTTGAAGCGGGGAACGATCTTTTCTGCATCTAGGGCGAACAGATACAGCATGTCGGTATAGTCAATCAAGCCATTGATTTTCTTATATTTTTCATAGGAGCGTGCCACATAATCAACTTCGTGCCAGGTGTGGGAAATGTGCGTTTCATTGTACTCTGTAGAAAGTGACGTTTTTTTCAGGCGTGCCAGGTTTATCAGGGAAAGAATGGGGTGCTCGGAAATACCTACCGGCGTATCTTCAAAGGCCCTGGTATTCTTGACATTCAGCTTGAAACCTATGTGCGCTGATAATTCGTCATAGTGCTTTTTTTGCATGATGTCTTTCACTTTTATGTTCAGCAAGCGAAAGGCCAAGCTGTGGAGAGTACGAAAGTAGAACAGATCGGTGGTGGGGTTTAGGTTAAAACGGTCGCTGGCACGTTCTTTGGCTTCGTTGGCCGCTTTGCGGGTGAAAGCCAGGAAGGCAATTTGATGGGGTGCCACGCCCTCGCTTAACGCTTTGTCCACCATATTTAAAAGCGTGGTGGTTTTCCCGGTCCCTGGTGGTCCAAAAATCCTAAACACTAAAAAGGAACCTCTTCCCCGGTGGCTCCCAGTTCCGGAGTGGGGACGGATCCCGTCTGAACCTGAAAGACAGGGATAGCCCAGACACGGGTAGCTTTTCCTTTAATCTTGAGACTCACTGCTTCTCCATTGATATCACGTAGCCGTTGGGCAATCTTGTGGCTTTTATACTCGAAGAACCTGTTCTTTCTCAGGTAGGCATCGAAATCTTTTAAACGGAAGTAGGTCCGGTTTTCTTCCTCATCGGTCCATGGGCGACGGAGCAGGATTTCTTCCCGGCTTTCCGCTTTCTGCATGGCCGTACAAAATTCCTCTAAAAACTCATAGAACTGTCCTTGGACAGAGGCGTCTTGTGATACCTCGACGATACTTCCGTCAGTATCGCTCATTTCCTGGAGCAGTTGATTGATACGGGTTTCCCACATCACCTTGGACATTGTCCGGGGCATAAAATTCAATTGTTCGACACATGCCCGTTGAAAGGTAGGCTGTGTCATAAGGCCCTCCGTATCCAGCTCCAGGGGCGTCCCATTGACGTCGAGGAACCACACAGGGGGATTGCTATTGTACTTTCGCAAGTTCGCTATAAGCGTGCCTGAGAGCCCTGCTTCGATGCCATAGCGCCTGGTTTTACAGAGCTGGGAATTACAGTACGCATTGATCGGCGCGTCTTTGCATTTGTAGGCATAGTCTTTTTTCTGGAGCTGCTTGGCAACCAGGTTGACTTCACCCAGTGGCAACGGAGGAGTGAGGTATTTGGCGTTATATATAAGTATTTCGGCTTCCCATGAATCCGGGAAAGCTTTTCGCAGGTAAACCCCTATATTGAAAAGGCCGTTGTTCCTGCCGCCTTCGCTGATATGCTCCTTGCATAAAATCTGTAAGCAGGGGGGTCCGTCCTGAACTGCGGATTCGGTGTCCTCTTCAATTGTCAGGGAGTCAATCTGCTCAGGGGTCTGAACATATTTGGTATGAAGGTCAAAGAATTCCCCCAGTGTGGCGGCAGACCCGTCATCATTTATAGCGTAGCGCATCCCGTCAGGATCATCGCCATCCCCGGAGTAAAAGGGCAAATTTAAAAAGTTGCCCACGTCACCCCTTTTCAGATTCAAAGAAGTCTGCTTTGGGAATATCTCTGAGCCCCCGAAACCCAGTGCTGCGGCGATATGTTGCAACACTGATTGCATGTTCTTGGCAGAAATCCAGTCACTGGTAAAGAGAAAGCAGTGTGCTCCCCCTGACTTGCTCCGGCATACCACCAGGGGGAGTTTCATTCGACGAATCTTGGTAACGAGTTCCAGATGGTCTAGCGGATAGCGGTCCACATCGATGCAACCCCAAATGCAATTGGAGTCTTCGCTGATAGGTATGATGCCAATGGCATCGCCTTCACCGGACAAGTGCCCTTCCCATAAGGAAGGGCTACGCGGCTCTTTGACAACCGCTGCTTTGCCGGTGGTTTTCCCGTTTGTTTTTGTACGATCTACGCGATAGGTGCCATAAGCAATCTTTAAGCCATCGAAAATTCCCGCAAATCTTTCCGAGTTTTTCGACATAGATTAAAATGGGATGTCTTCACCATTCCCCTCGACTTTCTCCACTTTAACGCTTTCCTCGTCCGATTCATCGTCGTATGCAACGACCACACTCCCCTCTTTTACTGCTTTTCGGAAAGTTCGAGCCCCGGAATAAAGCGCCATGTCCGCAGGGTTTTTTTCATCAAGCATCCGGTCAACCTCAATTGCCCAATTCTGATACTCGTCGCCCGCTTTATTTGATTCCGACACGGTTGTGAGGGTGTAGACATGGGAAAAACGGGTAGGGGTGAAAGGACCATTAGCACCTTGTGCCACGCGGGAGATTATCTGTGCATTCCAGTTACGGGATTTTTTTAGTTTAGTCCGATTCATGGATATCATGGCGGCCTGTGTCAGCGTCTGATCCTCGTTGAGAAACAGAACCCAGTGTTGCGCGGTGCTGTCAATATAGTGACCGTTGGGATGTCCAACGATAACGTCATTATATTTTTCGTCCCGCTCAGTCTTAGGGCATTCCTCTCCCGAATCTGTTGCAGTCCTTCCATCCTTTTGAAGATAGTAGAAATTAACTGGTGCTCCGGTTCCTTCCCCACGAGGTGCCCATTCGATCCAGGCATGTCTGAAGGCAACTGGAATGACTTTCACTCCCGTTTCCGCTTTCCAACTTTGCATAGTGACATTGTTGAAGATATCGCCTTCCTCCTGCTTGAGTTCCTTTGACGCTTTTTGGCGGATTTTCAGGAAGGGGATCGCAATGTCAGCAACCTCCATGTTATCCACGATGGTTTCCGCGTCCTGCTCAAACGTACTCAGAACAGCGGGAAGACTGTCTTTTTGTTCACTTATTTCTTTAGCCATTCGATTTAGCCCCTTTGATTGTGGCGCGTTGTCCAACGAAAGCGCCGAATAGTTCCATTGGGAAGTTCTCACCTTTCTCAATTCTTTCTCTAACAAAAGCTGTCAAGGTGTTGTGATGAATTTCCCGTTTTTGATTAAGCACATAGCCATGTTCAGCAGCGAGTTCAACAAAGTCAGATGCTTTCTGATCCTCGCCTCTGCCAAACTGGCATGAAGTGATGTTTTTGATGATGTCGTCGAATTCGTGCGTTTTAAGCCATGCATAGGCTTCTTCACGATTTTCAACTTTGATGTGGGCTCCCACCGTAGTGCGAAGTTCCACTTTACTGCCATCTTCGAGGGAGAACGAAGAGATACCCAGTTCCTGGAGCAGGTTGGGTAAGTCTTCGTCAGTGATTTTTAAAAGCTCCTTCTTGCACTGCGCTGCCTGTGCTTCCAAGGAGTCAAATTCCGTTTTCTTTTGGCGAACCTTCCGGGCAAGTTCTGCTATTCCGCCAAGCCCGTCATTCGTGAGGGATTCGATCTGGGAAACCTGGGCATCTGCTTCCATCTCGGTAAATAAGTCTTCTTTCATTTCTACGTTCCTCTGTTAAAGGGTAGCTTTACCCTTGAGTTGCCCATATTAATTGTATACCATCCGATAATCAAGAGGAATTTACATGAAAGCAGAATATGACTTTAAGACCACTCCCTATACTCACCAGGCCAAAATTTTCGAGCTTTCCAGGAGCGAAGAATGGTATGCCCTCTTTCTGGAAATGGGCACCGGTAAAACAAAAATAGTCATTGATACGATGGCTTTCTTGTTTGAAAGAAAGGAGATAGATACCGCGCTTATCATAGCGCCGAAGGGGGTCTACGACAATTGGGTGATGCAGGAAATCCCTCTTCACATGCCCGATAGAATTCCAACCAGGGTGGTTAGATGGCAACCTTCCTTTACTAAAATTTTTCGTAGTGAAATCAGTGACATAGCTGTACCCGAGAACCGTGAGGCAGGGACCCTGAGTATCCTGGTTATGAACATCGAAGCTCTGTCCACGCAGAAAGGAGGGCAAACTGCTAAACGGTATCTCGAATTGAACCCGGACAATATCCTCATCGTGGATGAGTCAACGACGATCAAAAATCGCAAAGCTGCCCGTACCAAAAGGGCACTCGATTTAAGTGAAGTGGCAAAGTACCGGCGGATACTTACCGGGAGCCCAATAACCAAATCCCCGCTGGATTTGTTTAGCCAGTGTAACTTTCTATCGCCTAAAGCACTGGACTTTAAAAGCTACTACAGCTTTCAGGCACGGTATGCGAAATTGCTGACTCGTAAAATGGGACACCGCAGCTTTCAGCAAATAATAGGCTACCAGAACCTGGAGGAACTGGGACAAAAGCTGGATAAGTTCAGCTCCCGTATTTTAAAAAAAGACTGTCTTGATCTCCCGGAGAAAATATACATGCAGCGCCTGGTCCCTATGACCAAGGAGCAACACCGCGTTTACGCAGAGATGAAACAGTTTGCCCTCGCTCAGTTATATCAGGGAAAGTTGGCGACGACTGCCAGTATTTTGACGCAGCTAATGCGCTTACAGCAGATTACTTGTGGCTTTATAGCGCCGGATGAAGGGGAACTTCAGGTTTTAAAGAACAACCGCCTGGATGAGCTGCTCAATATCCTGGAAGAAGTGGATGGGAAGGCTTTGATCTGGTCAACTTTCACCCACAATATCCATGAAATCAAAGAAGCTATAGCCTTGCGTCATGGCCCGGACTCGGTGGCTGTCTATTACGGGGGAACGCCCCAGGACATGCGTCAAAAAATCGTCACAGATTTCCAAGACCCTGATTCGCCTTTACGCTTTTTTGTTGGTCAGCCCCGGACAGGGGGTTTTGGTCTTACCCTAACCGCTGCCACTACGGTTATCTACTATAACAATAGTTATGACCTTGAAACGCGCTTACAGTCGGAAGACCGCCCCCATCGTATTGGACAGGATGAATCAGTCACATACATAGACCTGATCAGCCCCAGGACTATTGATGAAAAAATTCTAAAGGCATTGCGAAGCAAGATTAATATTGCAGGGAAAATCCTGGGAGAGGAATTCAAGACCTGGCTCCTGTAGGGGTCTTCTAAACGAGGGAACCAATCCCCTGTGTACGAATCACATCGCTAGTAATATCAAAGGGATAGGCGGCTGCAAATCGTTGGCGGTCAAGATTAGGGTCACCAGGGGGTGGCCCCGCAGCAACGGGAGGAGGGCCAGGGGGTGGTCTGGGAGGACCCTGTGGTGGTCCTTGAGGAAGTATTTCTTCCGCTGTTTCTGTCATTGAAGCAGCGGGCGTGATAATGGTTTCTTGAGCTTCTACTACTTCAGGTCCTCTACGTCTCAGTTCCTGTCGTCTTGCTCCCGCTAACTCTCCTGGAGTTAGTTCTCTGCCTGTCGATCCTGTTCCTGCCCCAGGTGCGCCTCGGCTTCGTGTTCCCGTAGCTTCCATTATTGATTCTTCGAATGAAGGTAATTCTTTAAGGCCCATCGAAATCAGTGCTGTTCGAATTGAGCTATATGCTTTTCCCCACCCAGGAAGATCAGCCCACTCCATATCAAGTCCCAATATTCCCGTGGTTTCCAACCCCTTCCCCTTTCTTGCGACACCTTCTTGTAACAGCTCTCTTAAAAGTGCAGGGTCGGTTAAAGCTTCCATCCATAAATCTTTGAACATAGTACCTGGGACTTTATCGAGTAGGTTTCGCAATGCTGCGGAACCGGCGCTGGCTGCAATCAAGCTAGAACTTCCCATACTTCCGGGCAACATACCTGCCAGGGTGGTGCCTCCTTTTGCACCAACGATCCTTGTTACCAGGTCAACCGTAATCGGGGTTTCGCCATAAAGGGCTGCGAGGGCGCTTGCATCCCCATTTATTATGGCTTTCTGGATCTTGTCACCCTGCTCTAGAACTTCTCCTACGTCCTTCCACTGGGAATCCTCTATTATTCCTTCCCTGCGTAAAATATCCAGAACGCTATCGCCTGATTTTTGCCCGGTTTGAGGATCAGCTCCCCGTGGAACAATGGGATCTTCCATGTATTGTTTGACGAGGGTGAAGCTAAACGGAGCCTCTGGGTTTTCACCCCTGCCGATTATCCACGCCTGACTTGTGATGGCCTCAAACAGGCCCTCTTTAAGATCTTCCCGCGTGAACTCAGGTAGGTTTCTAGCCGCTCGTCCCCGGTTCAAGCGTTCCATATTTTCGTCACTGACGTTGGCTATGTTTTTGGCAACAGCGGTGAGGTCCTGAATAGGGTTCTCGGGACGTGGAGAGCCGGGCCAGCCCAGCATCTCATTAATCACAGCACCTGGATTATCCTTTACCGGGAGTGCGGTATCCGTCATAAACTGGAACAGGGGGATTTGATTGCGGGCACTTTCCATTCGTCGGGTGGCCCGCTGGTTTACGGAATGGAAAAGTTGTCCCGCTGTCTGTACGTTTTCCAGATCCCTTAGCATGTCAGGGAAATTATCCTGCATGGCTTTACGGATTTCTGGTTTGTTGAGGTAATTGTTAATGCCCGCTATATCGGGGACCACTTCATTGGTTCGTGGATCGCGGATTCTGAACTTCTCGAAAACTCCTCGCAGTACCCTGTCTTCCATGGTGCGAAGATCAGTTAGCCTGGGATAGATTTCATTTAACTCATTATACAGGGCTCTTGTTGCGGTATCCGCTCTTTCGGGAGCCACAAATACCCCTTCGGACGTCCTACGGGCAGCCTCCCCCGGTATAAAACCTTCCTCTAGCCTATTTACCAGGAAGCGAGCCGCATCATCAAGTTGTTGCATGGCTAGTGTTAGAGCAGCAGGTTTTTGAGTCATAAGCTCCATCATTAGTAATTCCGGGGCTTTGTTCGAAGCACGAACGCTCCCTACCAATGTTTGCATAAAGGTGTCATTTATGGAGTCCGAAAAGTTAATGGCATCGTCAATGGCTTGCTCTGGTGTGCCGCCCCCTACTACAGCACCCTCGGGCATTCCTTTACCGCCGGGAAGCGGTATAGCCCGACCCGATTTAATCATCTCGGCTGGAGTTCCAGGTGGATACTGTGGATTTGTTAAATTAGCAATGTCCCTTCTGGCTGCTGCTTCCAGTTCTGTTAGAATCTCCCCCAACTGGGTCTGTCCAGCCGGACCACTCTGCATTGA